CATCAAGATCCTGGTGGACCACAACGGCGCGACGCCCCTGCCTCCGAACCCGGCCTACCAGCAGATCATCAAGGGCCTGCCCGCCGTGGACTACACGCTGGACGAACTGCACTACTCCCCCAGGAACCTGCGGTCGTTCCGGTACTACGGCATGAGCCCGGTGGAGCAGGTCCTTGGGATCGCGAACATCGGGCTGAAGCGCCAGTTGCACCTGCTTTCGTACTACACCGACGGCAACACGCCCGACGCGATCCTACTGCCCCCCGAAGGCTGGAACCCGGACCAGATCAAGCAGGCGCAGAAGAACCTCGACACGATGGTGGACAGCGCCAAGCGGCGGAAGATCAACATTCTGCCCGGCGGTCACTACGAGCAGTTGAAAGATCCGAAGCTGAAGGACGAACTGGATGACTGGCTGGCCCGGATCATCTGCTACTGCTTCAGCCTGGCCCCCGGCGCCCTGGTGAAAGACATGACCAAGGCGACCGGCGACACGAACAAGGAAACCGCCGCGATGGAAGGGCTCGAGCCCTTGAAGCTGTGGTGGAAGGACGTGATGGATGCGGTGCTGGAAAAGTGCTACCTCGCACCTGAACTGGAATTTGCCTACGAAGACGAGGAGATCCCGGACCCGAAGACGAAGATGGAAGTTTGGACGGGATGGAAGAACGCCGGCATCGTGACCGTGGACGAGGTGCGCGACAAGGCGCTGGGCCTCGATCCCCTGACCGATGCGCAGAAGGAGGAGTTGGCGCCGCCACCTCCGATCGTGGTGGGCCCCGGCAGCAGCGACGGGTCTCCCGTCGGAAAGCCGGGTAGCACCCAGGGGAAGGTGGGTGAGTCGGCCTCTCCACTTTCCCCTGCCCCCGCGAAGAAGTCGGCCCCTGGTGAGGGGCTAAAAAAAAATAGGCGGGCCAAGGTACTGACGCATCCCAAGCGCGACAGGCCGGTCACGAAGAAGGCGATCAAGGCGATCCAGAAGCTGTTCCTGGCCCGGTTCAAGCATCAGCGATCCGTCCTGGTCGCTGCCGTGCGCGCGAACGCCCAGAAACTGTTCAAGATGACCAACGACGAGTTCATGGACCTGTGGAGCGAACTGTCGGACGAGAACCGGGAGAAGCTGCGGCAGGCCCTGGTCAGCGAACTGACGAAGGTCGCCACGGACACGGCCCAGCAGACCCTGGTCCAGACGATCGAGTTCAGCGGCGCCAACCCGAAGACCGCCCTGGACGAGATGCTGAGTCAGGCGAACGCGCAGGCCATCGCCTGGGCAGAGGACCGGGCCGCTGAACTGGTCGGGATGAAGTGGTCCGAGGATGCCCAGGCTTGGATCGAGAACCCGAATCCGGCTTGGAGCATCGACGGAACGACTCGCGACAGCATCAACCGGCTGGTGGGTGAGGCAGAGGAGAAGGGCTGGTCGAACGACGAGCTGGCCGACGCGATCCAGGAAGAAACAGGCTTCAGTGATGAGCGGGCTGAAATGGTGGCCCGCACCGAGACTGCCTTCGCGGACGTTCAGGGGAACCTGATCGGCTGGAAGGAGTCCGGGGTGGTCGAAGCCAAGGAATGGTCGGTCAGTCAGGACGAGGTGTGTGAGGACTGCTTGGCCCTGCAGGGGGTCATTGTTCCCCTGGACGAGTCCTTTGACCTGGGGGGTGAGCCCGTGGACGGCCCCCCGGCCCATCCGAACTGCCGGTGTGACGTGCTGCCGGTGGTCATCAGTCAGGAAGAAATTGATGCCTTGACCCAGGAATAGGGGGTTGCGCACTGGGAAGTGGTATTATTTGCGCGAAGAAGACGGAGGGGTGCCATGGCGAAGCGGTTCCGGTTGTTCGGGTCCATCGAGAAGGTGGAAGCCCAGGAGGACGGGACGCTGGTCGTGTCTGGCATCGCCTCGAGCGAGACCGTGGATGGCTCTGGTGAGATCGTTCTGGCTTCCGCGATGAAGGCGGCGATCCCCGACTACATGAAGTTCGGCGCAGTTCGTGAAATGCACTCGAACATCGCCGCTGGCACCGCGCTTTCCATTGGCGTGGACGACGACGGGATCACGCGGTTCGAGTCCCATGTGGTGGACGAAGGCAGCGTGAAGAAAGTGCTGACGAATGTCCTGAAGGGCTTCAGCATCGGCGGGAAGGTGACGCATCGCGACTCCCTGAACAAGAAGGTCATTGATGGCCTGGAATTGACCGAAATCAGTCTCGTGGACCGGCCGTGCAACCCCGACGCCGTGTTCGCCATCGCCAAGTTCGACACCTCGGAGGACGAAATGGACCAGGACACCGCACGGGAATTGCTGGCGAAGTGGGCCGGCGAGGAGATCCACGACGCCGCGACCGCGATCCAGGCACTGGATGCCGTGTTCTACTTGCTGCAGAAAGAGACCGCCGAAGCCGAGACCAGCCCCGAACAGGTGGCGGCTCTGACCCAGGCGGTCGATTCGCTGAAGGCGTTCATCGCCTCGGAGATCCAGGAGAAGAACCCGCCCGCCGGGGACGGGGGCGTGGATGCCGTGGCCTTCGCCGCTGGCACCGACGGCCTCGAGAAGGCCGGGAAGAAGTTCAGTCAGGCGACGCAGGATTCGCTGAACGCGCTCCACAAGGACGCGATTGACGACTACAGGCAGATCGGAGACCTCCACAAGTCGATGGGGGACAAGATGGCGAAGCTGGCTTCCGCTTGGAATGACAGCGCCGACCAAAACGAGCAGGACCCAGAGAAAGACCCCAAGTCGAAGGACCAGTCCAAGGACGTGAAGAACTCCCAGGAAGCCGAGGCGATCACGAAAGTCGCCGGGTTGACCGAAGAACTGGCGAAGGTGCAGGTCGAGAAGGAATCGCTCCAGAAGGCTCTGGACGCGGTGTCCGCCGACCTGAAGAAGACCAAGAACGCGCTGGAGAAGGCCGAGTGCGACCTGAAGGCGAAGGGCGTTCTCAAGGCGCCCCAGGTGATCGAGAAAGGTTCTGAAAGCAAGTCCCTGGGCGTTGCCGACGCGCCTCCCGCAAGCACGGACCCGCTGGAAGTGATGAAAAGCGTCCAGGGCCAGCCCGTGTCCCTTATTTTCAACCAGCCCCGCTAGTCCGGGGAAACCAAGAAGGAGGCTCCACCATGGACCTCAACGCTACCCTGGACGCCATGAAGGAAGCCCAGGCCAACGGTTCGGAAGCCCTCGCGAAGGCGTACACCCAGGCCACCGGTCTGGTCGCGTACGACCTCCAGGCGCCCGCCCTCGCCCTCTACCCGTTCCTGGCGCTGATGACCATGCTGCGGAACGAGATCCCCCGCGTCGGCGGCGGCGGCGACACGGCGACGCGCTGGAAGGCGATCACCGGCATCAACACGACCAACACGCACCCCGGCGTGTCTGAAGGCAACCGTGGTGGTCTGATCACGACCACGACCGCGAACTACCTCGCGGCCTACGCGGGGTTCGGTCTGGAAGACACCGTGTCGTTCGAATCGGACTACGCGTCCCAGGGCTTCGACGACGTGAAGGCGCGCGCCCGGCTGGGCCTGCTCCGGTCCCTGATGCTGTCCGAGGAAGGCCAGATCCTGGGCGGGAACGCCAGCCTGTCGCTCGGCACCACGCCCACCCCGGTACCCGCGACCGCCACGACCGGCGGCACCATCGCCGCCGCGACCTACAACGTCGCTTGTGTCGCGCTGACCCACCAGGGCGCCAGCCGCTCGAGCCTCGCCAATGGCGTAGTCGGTCTGATCAGCAAGACGAACGTGGACGGCTCCACCGACACGATCAACGGCGGCGCTGCCCAGAAGTCCGCGACGGCTTCCCAGGTCACGACCGGCGCGACCAGCACGATCAGCGCGACCGTGCCCGCCGTGGAAGGCGCCGTGGCGTATGCGTGGTATGTCGGCACGGCCGGCGCCGAGCGCCTGGAAGCGATCACCTCGATCAACTCCGTGCTGCTTACGTCGCTCAACGGCACCCGGCAGCTTCTCAGCGCCCTGACCGCCGCTGACTACTCCAAGGACGCGGTGTACAACATCGACGGCCTGCTTTCCTTCGCCAAGGCCGCGAACAATGCCACCGTGCTGGCCCTCCCGACCGGTGTCGCCGGCACGGGTTCCACCCTCACCTCCGACGGCGGCGGCGGCATCCTGGAGATCAACAACCTGCTCCAGACCATGTTCGACGCCTACCGGCTCGGTCCCCAGGAACTCCTGGTCTCCTCGGCTGGCATCCGGCTGATCAACAAGCTGTGCCTCTCCAACGGCGGTGCGCCCCTGTTCCGGTTCAACCTGGACGGTGGTGGACAGGCCGGAATCGCGGCTGGCGCGACGGTCGGCAGCTACCTGAACCCGATCACGAACCAGTTGATCCGGGTTCGCGTCCACCCGAACATGCCCGCCGGCACGATCCTGGGCTACTGCACCGAAATCCCCTACCCGCTGAACGGCGTGGGGAACGTCATGCAGGTCAAGACCCGGCGCGAGTACTACAGCATCGACTGGCCGATCGGCATCCAGGGCCGGAAGTTCCCGTACGGCGTCTACTGCGACGAGGTGCTGCAGCACTACGCCCCGTTCAGCATGTTCAAGCTGTACAACGTGGCCGGCGCCTAGTCGGAGCGGTAAGAAACCAGGGGCGGGCGATCAACCGTCCGCCCCTGTTCTTTGGAGGCTGTCATGCCCTACACCGCCCAAGCCTCGGACCTCTGCCTTCTGGCGGACGTGAAGGACTATCTGGGCCTGAGCGTGACGACCTACGACAACATGCTGCAGCGCATGATCACGGGCGCGTCCCAGTGGATCAAGACCTGGAGCAACCGGGATTTCTACGCCGGGTCCTACGTGCAGACGATGGACGGGAACAATTTCGAGACCATCAGCGTGGACCAGTACCCGATCACCTCGATCACGGGCATCGTGATTGACGGGGTGACGGTGCTGCCCGCGAACTACAAGGCGGACAACACGGGCCAGCCGTTCATCACGCTGACGGACGGATCGGTGTTCAATAAGGGCACCCAGAACGTGGTCATCAGCTATGCGGCGGGGTATGGGAACGTCGCCGCTGGCACCATCCCCATGGACGTGGTTCAGGCTTGCATCGAACTGGTGGCCTGGCGCTACACCGAGCGGACGCGCATCCAGCAGTCCAGCAAGAGTATGGGCGGGGAAGTGGTCAGCTACTCCACGGGCGAGGGCTCGAAAGCGGCCATGGTCATCCTGGCGAACTACAAACGGGTGATCCCGTGAGCGCGCCTATCGAGATCATCGGCAAGGTGACTGGGGTCGAGCAGGTCGTCGGTCACATGAGGTCCATCGGCATGGGCTTCAGCCAGCGCGTCCCGATGACTGTCAAGGCCCTGGGCATCGAACTCCAGCGCAGGGTGCGCGAAGTCTACCTGTTGGGCCCCAGGCCGCAGAAACTGGCCCGGAAGACCGGGCGGCTGTCCCGGTCGATTAACGAGAAGATGACCGAGCCCGAGAAGTTCACCTACGTTTCGACGGTCGGGACGAACGTGAAGTACGGAGCCTACTGGGAGAAGGGCTTCGACATGAAGGTCGGCGCCTACACCCGAGGCGGACGGCGGGCCCTGAGCGACAAGGTGCGGGCGTGGTATGAGGCGCGCCACCCGGCTGGGACGAAGCACATCGAGGCGCGGCCGTTCCTGGTGCCTGCCCTGGACGACATGCGGGCAGAGATCCGTGAGCGGCTGGTCAAGGCCCTGAGCGGGGTGAAGTGATGAGCCTAGACCGAGAACCGATCTTCACGGCGATTTTCAGCAGGCTCCAGGCGATCGCCGGTGTTGTGACCTGCAGCAGGGACTGGAAGCACTTCGACGACGTGGACCCGGCGAAGCAGCCGGCGATCTTCCTGAACGTGGGCCCGGAGAACTGCACCCCCCAGCGCGGGATGCCCCCGAAGTGGACGCTGAAGCCGACGATCCACGTCTACCTGCGGAATGACGCCGATCCTGACGCGCCCGGCGGCATCGCCCTCCACGCGATGATGAAGAATATTGAGGCAGCGTTCGAGCGCACCCCCGCCGAGGTTTCCCTGGCGAACGGTCCGTTCAGTGACAGCGGGGCAGATAGCTATGGGACCACGCTTGGCGGGTTGGTCTCCCATTGTTGGATCAGCGGTGAGATCATCAACGACGAAGGTCTGCTACAGGGACAGGCCCTCGCCATCATCCCCCTGGAGATCGTCACCACTTCATAGGAGCCGAACATGGCCGAAGAACTGAATCCCGAAACCCCGGCCACGGAACCCGTGGTCGAGCCCGCGCCCGTTGACGCGGCCCCTCCCGAGCCCCCGGCTCCCGAGCCAACCCCCGAACCCGAGCCCGTCCCGGTCGAGTTCACCCACCCCATCCTCGATATCCTCGACGTGTTCCGAGGGACGCAGGCGCGAAACATCGGCCCCCGCGTGGACACCGAGGTGTTCAACATCGCTGACGCTGGTGTCGCGGTCCTCCGCGCCGAGGTGCTGGCCTTCCTGAAGGAGAAGTAAGCCATGGCCCAGTACAACTTCGGCGTCGGCCAGATGTTCTACACGCCGCCCGGCGCGAACCAGACGCCCGTGCAGGTCGGCACCCTCAAGGACGTGTCCCTCGACATTTCCCGCGACGTGAAGGAACTCTACGGAGCCCTGGCGTTCCCCGAGGACGTGGCGCTTGGCAAAGGCAAGATCAGCGGCAAGGCCAAGTCGGGTCGGATCTTCGGCTCGATGCTGAACGCCCTGATTGCCGGGTCCACGATCGCCTCCGGTCAGATGGGTGCCGCGAACAACGAAATCGCGAACATCCCGACCACGCCTTTCCAGGTCACGGTCACGAACAGCGCCACGTTCCAGGCCGACGGTGGGGTCTACGACTACACCGCCGGGATCTGGATGACCCGCGTCGCGAGTGCCCCTGCCACCGGCCAGTACTCCGTCGCCTCTGGCGTCTACACCTACGCCTCCGCCGACGCGGGGCACCAAGTGGGTGCGTACTACACCTACACGATCGTGACCGGAAAGACCGTCAGCCTCAGCAACCCGCTGATGGGCGCCGCGACCGTGTTCACCCTGAACGTGTTCAACACGTACCGGGGCAAGCAGAAGGGGTTCAAGCTGTGGGCCGTCGTCTTCCCGAAGATCAGTTGGGACGACAAGCAGGACGACTTCAGCGAGTGGAACCTTGAGTTCCAGGGCTTCTCCGACACCGCCACGAACAAGGTCATCGACCACTACAGCGCCGAGTAAGCGGGCGCATCACCTGAAAAGCGAGGCCGACGATGGAAAAGCACGTTGTCACGATCGGGGGGAAGGTGTTCAACCTTCCCCCCTTCACCGCCGGGCAGTTCAGGCGCCTTGTGGACCCGGTGCTTCAGAAGGCTCGAGAGACCATGCTGAAGATTGCCGAAATGGACAAGACCGCGCTGAAGAACGAGGATCTGATGGACCTCACCTTCGCCCAGCGTGAGATCGAGCAGGGCCACGCGGACTGCGTTCTGGCTGCGCTGCAGAACCAGTATCCGAGCCTGACGATGGACGATCTGGACACCCTCACCCCCCACAGGATCACGGCCACATTCAACGAGATCATTCTGATCACGCAGACTGGAGCCAACGAACCGGGGGAAGTGATGACCCCCAGGCCGAGAAAGAAGCCCTGAACTGGGGGAATCTATGGGGGCTTCTCCTCACGGGCACGGGATGGACGCTGCAACAGCTTGAATCCACGCCCTGGCCTGACGTGCTGGAACTCTTGGCCTACTGGAAGGAGAACCCGCCGGTCCACATTCTGGTGGGCAATTTCTTCGAGAAGGAGAAAGGTGGGAAAATACCAAGCGAGTCCGAACTTGACGAAGCTGTGAACAAATTCAACAGGGGCTGATGATGGCTGGCGAACCCGAAAAGATTGAAGTCAGCATCGTCGCCAAGATCGAGGATCTTCTGTCTGGCATGGCGAAGGCCACCGCTGGGGTGCAGAAGGGAACCGATGAAATGAGCGGCGCCTTCCATGGACTCCACAAGACGATGGAGAACATGAAGGCGCCGTTCCTCGCTCTGACGGCCCTGGTCGCTGGCGGGGCGATGTTCAAGGAGGCGATGGACGCGACGGTCGAATGGACCATGAACGCTGACAAGCTGTCGAAGATCCTGAACATCAACGTGCAGGACGCCAGCGTGTGGGCTGTGGCGCTGCACACGCTTGGGGTCGGCACCGAGACCATGGGCGGGATCGTCCAGAGGCTCCAGGGACGGGTTTCGGGCAACGGGAAGGCGTTCCAGGCGTGGGGCGTGGAGATCAAGAACGCTCAGGGCGGCGCCCTGCCGATGAACCGGGTCATCGAGAACATGGCCGAGAAGTACCAGAGCCTGAACACGGATCAGGAAAAGAACAGGATGCTGTTCGAAATGGCGGGCCGAGGCTGGATACAGTTCCTCCCGGTCATGCGCATGACGGCGGAACGACTCGAGGAGGCGAAGAAGGAGGCCGAGGAGTTGAACCTGATCGTCGGACCCGACGGCGTGGCGAAAACGCGGGAGTACCAGGAGACCCAGCGGAAACTGGGGCTGATCATGGAGTCGCTGAAGGTCACGATCGGGAACGCCCTGATGCCGGTTCTTGTGGCGCTCGGGACGTGGCTTGGGAAGACGGGCCCCTCCATGGCGATGGGGCTGTCCTACGCGATCAAGGGCATCGTGACCAACTTCTTCATCCTGAAGGCGGCCGTCGAGGTGTCGGTCTCTGTAGCCTACGGGCTTCTCATGTCCCTGTGGGACATCCTCAGCAGCATCGGCAAGGCCCTCTACAAGCTGTTCACCGGGGACTTCAAGGGTGCGTGGCAGGACCTGAAAAGCGGCTGGAAGGATCTGGTGGTCGATGTCAAGGCCGGAGCGGAAGTCATGTATGAGTCCGTGAAGAAGGCGGGCAAGGACATCGGGGAACTGTGGGACGACAAGAAGCCACAGGATGGCAAGGTGGACAACAGCGGCACCGGCACGGTGGACCCAGACAAGGGTAAGGACAACTCCGCGGAAATCCTGGCCGCCTTCAAGCTGCAACTGGAGAAGAAGAAGGACGCCGAGCAGAATTGGTTCACCTGGAGCACCCAGCGGGAACTGGAGTTCTGGCAGGAGAAGCTGAACCATGTGGATAAGGGGTCCAAGGCCTATGCCGCCATCCTCACGGAGGAGAACAAGCTGCGGCGGAAGTTGGCCGAGGAGGAGCAGGCCAAGCTGAAGGCCGACTTTGACCTGCGCATGACGAAAGCCAAGGCCGACA